CTTACGATGGGACAATTAGCAGCTATACATGAGTATGGCGCAACGATTGATGTAACGCCTAAAATGCGCAATTATTTGCATTCTATAGGTATTCATTTGAAACCTACTACTTACTCGGTTGTTATTTCTGCAAGGTCGTTTTTAAGAGCTACTTTGCTTAGTGAAAAGGGTAAAGAGATATTGCTCGAATACGCTGGATTAAGTGAACAAACAGAACTGAATAAAGAGCGTGCATTAATTGCAATGGAAAACAATCAAAACTTTATGGAGCAATTTGTTAATGCACTTGCTTTAAAAGCTCAAGAATTGGTTATGGAAGCGTTTTATGTTGGTGGTTATCCAACACAGTGGGCACCAGTTAGCGAAGTTACTAAAAAGAATAGAAAAGGAAACGCCGACAGTCCACCATTAACAGATTTGGGCGATTTAAGAAATAGTATAAGTTTTGAAGTTAGGAAAACAAAATAATGGCAAAAGCTAAGAAAAAAGTACAATGTATAAATTGTAAGAATTATGATGGCAAAAATTGCCATAAAAACGGCAATATTGGAATACTTGTAAAATACAGACAAGAAAGCAAGTTTTATATTAAAAAAGCAGAAGAATTAAACGCTAACGGAGAATGTGAAGAATATGCTAAATTTTAGCAAGAACAGAAGTATTTCAAGCATGTTAACCTCCGGAATGCCACAAATGAACACGACTTTACAGGGTTGGGAAGTGCCTTTAACACTTGTGAGAATTACGCAAAATGTTGTTGATGGGGATGTGGAATATACCGAAACGGTTATAAACTTTAAAGGAGTTTGGCAACCGTTAAAAGATGAGGCATTGGAATTAAAGCCGGAAGGTCAGAGAAGTTGGGAATGGGTATGGATACACGCTCAAGCCTCTCAATTAAACCTTGAAACAGGCGACAAGGTTATTTTTAATAATAAACATTATAAAGTAATGCAAAAGAAAGATTATAGCCTTAATTCTTATGTTGAATATCAATTGTGTAGGGATTATGGCGACTTAGACACAAAGGAAAACTCAAGCGATGATGACGAATGATGAAATAGAGATTATAAAGGGTTTAATATCGTTTATAAAGGTTGAAAACGGCAAATTCTCCGATACTGATATTAAGTTTTTAAAAGGTATTAATTCAATCGTCAATGAGCTAAGTGTTGAAAATGAACGCTGGATAACCATACATCCGCATGGCAATGTAGAAGATGAAAATGGCAAAAAAGATTATCGCAGATTGTTGCTTGAAGATGGAGAAACTCCGGAAGAAGCAATCAAAAGAGTTTATAAAAAGGAAGATAAAAAACAAGAAAAAACAGTAGAAGAACTTAAAGCAGAAAAAAAACAATTATATCAAGATGTTATAAAGGCTAAAAAAGAAGGTAATAAAGAATTACAACGTAAACTATTTGACCGTTACATTGAAATAGAAAGAATTCTTAAAGGTGATAAAGCTCCAAAAGAAGAAAAAAAGAAAAATAAAGAAGTACAAAGTAAAAAATTAGCCGGCGTAACAAAAGGCAAACCAATGAGCCGTGCGCAAGCGGATAACAATAATCCTAATCCCGGTTATTTGGAGAAACCCGGTTGTACAACAAATTGCCAAACTTGTGTAGTTGCCTTTGAGGCACGTTTACGTGGTTATGATGTAAAAGCATTGGGAAATCATAACAATTCAACCATTAAAGTTCTTTCGCATAGAACAAATACAGCGTGGATAGATCCTAAAACAGGGAAACATCCTGACTATAAATACGATGTATCTGTAAAGAATGCGAGAAGTTGTTATAAATGGCTTGAAAAAGAATTACAAGTGGGAAATAGATACACAATAGAGTTTGGATGGAAGGGTAGAAGACACTCCGGTCATATTGTTTCTATCGAAAAGGATAAAAATAACAATATAATCATATACGATCCACAAAATGGACATATAACAGCAGAAAAGAATAATGTATTGAGATATTTTCAACGTTTTAAATACCAAATAAGTACATACGGAATAAAAATCCCTAATCCTCCTAAGGTATTAAGAATTGATAATATGGACTTTAATTATGAAGTGGTTGATAAGATACTAGACAAAAGCAATTAATCTTCATTAGGGAATGCTTCCAAAACATCGAAACATTCTTTTTCAGTGGTGAATCTAATGTTATTATCTTTTACCAAAATGCTTAAAGGATAACCGATAAAATGATCTTCTTTATCATTAAAGATTGGTTCAAAAACAGTATAAGTATTCCATTCGCCTAAGTATTTAGCGTTATCATATCCGTTTTCTTTAGCAAATTCAACAACTGCTTGTGGTGTGGTCATAGCAATACTCATAGTTAAATCCTTTCAAATATTTAATAATCTTTCTTTCATTATAAACCATTTTAAACAAAATTTAAACCCTAAAATCAAGATTTATTAACATTTATAAACTATGCAAAAACCAATTGAAAAAATTTTAATAGATATACTCAAGCACGAGCTTAACTTACCTGATAATTACGGTACAACTGAAAAGGGAGACATAATCCCTAGTATTATAATTTTTGGGCAAAATGCTAAGTTGTTTAATACATCGAAATTGCAAGTTACGGTACAAACTGTGTCATCGCATTTCTATTCTAATCGTACGACGTATGAAGAGGATAAAGATGGCAAGTTTTTTGAAGTTCAAGATGTGAACGAAAGCCGGATGATGCAAGTCGATGTTTATTCAAAAAATAACGAAGCTAGGGAACGGTTTCAAGAAGTTGGAATGGCTTTAAATTCAACCTATGCACAACAACAAATGGATTTATACAACTTTAAAATAGGTTCTATTGTAGATAATAGAAACCTTACTGGTGCTGATGGTAGTAGTGTAATAAACAGGTTTACAACTACTTTTAACGTCTTAATCCATCACCAAAAAACTAAACAAATTGATTACTATGACAAATTCGAAATTACGCTTAATAATGAGCAAGGACAATTTGCCGATTTAATAAATTACGAAGATTAAACAGGAATAAAAAAGGAGAAAAAACAATGGCTTATACTTACGAAGTACCATTAAGCTATACTGTTAACGTGTCTTTAAGTGCTAATCCTACAGGTTTAGCAGAATTTAACACAAATAGTATAGCAATATTTACAAACGAAAAAGCAGGTTTTAGCGAAAATTATCAAGCTTACATGACACCTTCAGGTGTTGAAGCTGATTTTGGAACTGATTCACTTACTTACAAAATGGCAAGAGCATTATTTACACCTGTACCGAACTTTAGAACAGGTGGAGGCGTTTTGTATATATTTCCGTTTGATGGAACAAATGCAACAGCTCCAACACTTACAACTGCTGATATTTTAGCTAATATCGATAATTTTAAAACAGTTACAAACGGTATTATAAACCTTACTATTGATGGAGTTGCAACTCAAGTAGAAGGGTTGAACTTCTCAAACATATCAACTATTCAAGATATCGTAACAGTATTAAATAACCAAAACTTAGACGTTTATATTGAAGCAGTTGGAAATACAATTAAATTCACTTCAAAAAGATACGGAACAAACGCTAATGTGTCGATATCAGCGGCAACCGGAACAGGAACAGATCTTAACGGATCTGATTACTTAAAGGGTGCGGATGCTGTAACAGTAGCAGGAACAAATGCAACTGGTCAAACCTTAGCACAAGCAGTAACAGCAGGAATGCAACAAGTTTACTTTGGTGGTGTTCTTACTACTCAATATGTAGATAACACAACATTACAGGCCAATTCAACAGCTATACAAGCAATGGATTGTGATTATTTTGAGTCTATGAACTCATTAAAAGATATTGCAATTACTGGTCAAGCAATTAAAGCAGCAGGAAACGGAAAAACAAGAACACTTGCTTATTCTCAAAATGCTGAAACTGCTAAGGTTGCTATTGCAACTTATGCAAGTATTGCGAAATCAGTTAACTATAATGGCTCAAATACTGCTAATACATTGAACTTAAAAACACTTACCGGTATAGTTGGCGATAGTGGATTATCCAATACTTACGCATTATCAGCAAAAACAAACGGTGTTGATATTTACGGAATTACTGGTGGTATTTCATGCGTTTATTCAAACGATAACAATGGCTACACAGACGACATTGAAGCTAACTTATGGCATAAGAAAGCTACTGAAGTGGCAGGATTTAACTATTTAAGACAAACAAATACTAAAATTCCTCAAACCGAAGAAGGCATGACAGGCTTAAGAAACGCTTACGGTCAAGTATGCGAAAGAGCATTAAGAAATAATACGATTGCGCCGGGTACATGGAATAGTGCAATTCCTTTTGGGGACCCGGAAGATTTCAGAAATGCAATAGCAGAACAAGGATACTATATTTACTCAATCCCGGTAGCACAACAATCACAAACAGAACGTGAAGCAAGAAAAGCTCCAGTTGTTCAAATTGCATTAAAACGTAGTGGTGCATACCACTTTAGTGAAGTGATTATTAACGTAGAACGATAATTTAAGGAGATAATAACAATGGCGAAAACTTATGCTCTAACGGGTAACGACACACTCGTATTAAATGAGCGTGTCATTAAAGGATATACAGATAATTCAACAATTGAAATTGCTTTTCAAAATGACAGAGTTGGCGTTTCTACTGGTAAAGATGGAAATACTGTTTTTGCTACAAATGAACAAGGTTGGAACGCTACTTTAACATTGAGAATTATCATAGGTAGTGCGGATGATAAATGGTTGAATGGTTTATCAGTTCAACAAGGGCAAGACTTGCCATCATTCACACTATTTAACGGTGCTTTTTCAAAGCGTGTTGGTAACGGTTTTGGAAAAGTTACTTATGATACTTACACTCTATTGGGTGGTGCTTTTTCTAAATATGTAGACACTCAAGAAAACCTTGTAGGTGATACAGAACAAGGAACAGCGGTTTACACAATAACTTTTGCACAAGTAAAGCGTAGTGTAAGATAATTTTAGATAATAAATGAAGGAGAATAACAAATGATGGAATTTACAACAGCAAACGGACATAAAAACGTAAAGATAAATGAGGCGTCATGGAGAGACGCCTCTCTTCTCAAAAAAGAGGCGTTTAAATGTTTGGATAAGGCAAATGTATTAGAAGGTATAAAAAACATCACACAACTTAATACAACCATCTTGTTTGACAAGATTTCAAAACTTATTATAGGTATGGATACATCTATTGAGTTTGAAAAAGCTGTCATGCAATGTTTGAGTGGTTGTATTTATGACGGAACTCACAAGATTGACGAAAACCTTTTCAATGATATTCCTGAAGCAAGGGAAGATTATTATGAAATTGTTTCAAAGTGTTGTGAGGTAAACTTACGCCCTTTTATCAAGAGCCTTATTTCAGCGTTCAAAACCCGCTTAGGGAATCTGGACGAAAATATCCAACCATCAAAGTAATAGCTGATGAAAGTTATAAAATAGCTTTGAAATTAGCTAGTAAAGGGTATTACGGCGGTGATATTGATAAAGTCATGCAGGCGCCAATAAGTAGTGTTTTAATAACTTTAAATTATTTGGGATTTCAAGAAATCTACGAAGAAACGTATATTGAACTTAATAAAACGGAGAAAAAGTAATGGCAGATGAAACATTTTTAGACTTAGGCGTACAAGCCGACGGTAAAGAGGTTCAAGCGTTTTCAAATAGTTTAGAAAAGGTTATTAAATCACTTGATACTCTTAGTAAAAAACTGGATAAGGCTGTAAGTACTATCAATAAATATACAAATGCATTATCAGAGCAAATAAAAGCTCAAGCACAAGCATTAGGTATTGAAGAAGAACATACAGACGTAACTCAAGAAAACACTGATGCTACTGAAGAAAATACAGATGCGGTAGATAATAATAACAATGCTACTGATGATAATACTACTAAAGTAAATGAAAATACTGAATCTACTGAAAAGAATACAGAAGAAAAGAAAAAGCAAAATAACGAAATAAAGA